GCTGTCTTGCATGCGGATCGCTTTAAGCGCTTCGGGAATGGTTCCTTGTGTGCCAAATGCGGCATCGTCTGCCGCGCTCTTGCACAACGTGAGGACATTGGTGTCGCCCTTATCCGCCGTACCCACCAGCCCGATAACCGCCGTAACGATGTCGTTCACGGGCACCACGTCACTGGCGACGTTGACGTGCTCTATACCATGTAAAAAATCTGCCATGTCATAAAATTGTTATGCCGTTACCGGCTGTTTGTAATGTCCGACTATTTCTTTTTACCGACAGCCGGCTCGGCAGTCGTCTCCGCAACCTCTTTGATTTGTCGGCGGGCGACCATAGCGCGAACCGCGATGTCATTTTCCGGCAACTCGACGGTATCGCCTTTTTTCAGCGCGTACTCCTTGCGGGCCGCACCATCCTTGACGCTGAATACAACGTAAGGACTCACTACCTCATACTTTTTCATTTTTGGGTAAATTCGTTTTCGATTTGTCTGATCGTCGGGATGTCATCGGGCCGGTCTACCTCGACAGAATACGCGGCAAACGAAAACGTGAGCGCATACTGCCAATAGTTATGTAGGCCCGATACATAGCCGAAAGAGTTAAAGTAAATGGGCGTTTTCGCGCCCTGCATCCGATAGCCCAGCAGGCGGGATTTCGCGGCCTCATAGACGTCGAAAAGCCCCAGTTTTCCCCGCCGGTTCTTTGCGCGGATGAATAGCTCGCATTGAACGGTTCCCAGTTGGGCCACGACGGCCAACTCCTCGCGCTCGGCGAACTCCGTACCATTGACCAGCACGAAAATCTGCGGTCTCTCCGTCTGACGCGGCAACTCCAGCGCCTCGACTTTTGGCAACGGCTTGACATCGACACCCGGCATCTGCAACAGCGCAACCAGTTCGTCCTCATATTTTTCATAGGGGGACATGCTGGGATCTGCCTTGGTTGTCAGTTGTTCCATGGTCTATTCTTCGCTTTCGTCGTGCGGCGTCAAATGCGCCACGTAGGTTTTCCCGTCAAATTTGGTCTCCACCGCTGTGACCAAATACCGCTTCCCTCGGATTTCGAGGTATTCGGTCGTCTCGGCGTCCACGGCTTGCTTCATCCCGACGAAATTATCTTCGTAATACTCTGCGGTTGCCGTGCTCGGCCGGTATTCGTAGCCTTCGGAGTCTCCGATCTGCGTGGGTTCGCTTGGGTCTTTGAACAGCGCCCGCCCGGGGATGTTTCCCCGATTTGAGGATAGCCAAACAGCGGGTTCGCCCATAAGGTTGGAAATGGTCGAAGACGCCATTTTGGCCATCCTGTCAAATCGGTTGTCCATACGCTCGGAGGTTATACGTTCAACTTGACCAGCACCGTGGTGTCTGCCGCTGCTGCGGCCTCCCAAGCTATGCCCACCGGCTTGTTGTCGGTAGCGGTCGCCACGATGCCAGAACCGTCTGCGGCAGCATACACCTTTTGGCCCTGTGTGATCGCGCCGGAACCTTTGGCCAACTCGTACACGCCCGTGACGTTCAACACGACGGTCTCGTCTACGGCACCGTCGGTAACGGCGACACCGGCCAAATCCCCAATTACGCGCACCTCGCCGCTTTTGATCGCGGTGTCGGCGACTTTATATTCGATGGTCTTACCATCCTGAATGAAGTTTTTCATTGTTTTGAAGTTTTAATTTTCGCTTAAAAGATGGGGCGGGTATGGTAAGCCCCGCCCCATGCGGGATGTTTGCCGTTACGCTATTTTCCCGCTGCTTTCACGATGCCACGGTAGTCGATTGCGGCGGCGCCGAAATCGCCACGGACGGCATAGTCCATGGAGTCGGTTTTGAACTCCTCTGTACTGTCCACACGCAGACCCTCGTTGCCCTCCAGATATGCGTAATAGAGACTGTCCACCGCATACGGGTCGGCCATCAGATACCAAGCCGCCGGGTCGGTCAATCGCGGCTCAACGATCACGTCGAACGCGCCGGCGAAGACGTTCACGTCTGCCGACTTGGTGGGGGTCGTGGCGGTGATCAGCTTTTTGGCCATCATCTCGTTCTCCGGCGACACAACGAGGTAGCGCGGAACCATGCGGATGATCTGACCCGCGATGTCTTTCTGCTTCATCATCGCCGTCTTGGCCGCCGCAAGACTCGTTTCGCTCAATGCGCTGCTGGTGCCCGAGAGGAGGTTACCATGGGTCGTGTCGAAAATTCCCTTGCCGTCGGACATCTTCACGTTGTCCGTCAGCAGTCCCCACACGAGGTTCCCACGGAGCATATCCCAGTGGCGGACAAATGCCGACGGGATAATCGAGAATACACCCAGGTCGTCATTGATGAACGCCTGGCGCGTGTAGCTGATACCCTCGCCGAACGTCTCGACGCGGATCGTCTCCTTGCTCTCCTTAAGCGTGGTGTACTTAATTTCGCCACCCTCGGGGATCTTCTTCATGCCGTTGACGACACCGGCCGAATAGAGACCACGGGCGCGGAAATCGTCCACGCTGGTCTGACGGGCGATTTTGTCCCAAAACTCCGGCGCGAACTCATACTGCGCCCGCAGCATCTTGTTGATCACGCCCTCGAACAACAGCGGGAAATCGCTGGTGCTGTGCGCACGGCTGAAAAACGTCTTGGCCACCTCGGAACGGTCCATGCCTCGGGTGCTAATGCCGCGCTCGGACAACAGTTCACGGCCGATCTCTACCATGGTCATGCCACGGAACTCGCGGGCGCCGGCATCCAATGAGAACTTGGACGGATAGATGCGGTGCAGCAGCGCGTTCTCCACGGCTATACGCTTCTTGGTACCGGCATCCAAACCGGTCACACGCACGCTGTGATTGCCGTTTACGCCGCTATCCTGGCTCCGCTTGGCCAGTCGTCGCATGATTGCGGTACTGCACTGCTCCACGGTAAGATTGGTTCCGACCAGCGCCAGCGCGTAATCGGAGGAAAGGCCGGCGGCACGGGCCATCTGTTGGATCGCCTGCGTCCGCTTGCGGTTCTCCTCGGTCGGTTCCGTACCACCAGCGGCGGCGGTAGCTGCGGCAGCGGCCTCTCCCGCAGCTTCGGCAGCATCCTCGGCTGCGGCTGCGGCATCTTCAGCTGCGGCGGCGGCATCCTCGGCCGCCTTGATTGCGTCGGGGTCAGCCGGTGCGGCCTCCGCCTCGATCAGTGTGAGCGTAATGGTGTCGCCCACCTCGCCATCGGAAAGGGCAACGCCCTTAACGCCATCGACGGTTACGATGTCCCCCTGCTTTACGGGATCGCCCTCGACGACGTACTCCATGGTCTTACCTGTTTCTGTTGCTCTCGTTTTTTTCATGTTGGTGGTATTTGTGGTTTGTTTTCTGACAATTTCGACCGGATGCTGCTGTTGTACCGCGCGGATACCGCTGTCGATGTCGGCAGGCACCGGAGCGAGGGACAATTCGCTCGGCATCCAGTCTATTGCCCGGTAGATAGGCCGTGCGCCGTTCGGGCGCTCCTCTCGCTCGAACTTATAGATTTCGTAGCCGACCGAGATCCCTTTGACGATCCCGTCCACTACGTCCTGAAATATCCCTGCCACTTCGGGGCGGCTGGAGAAACGAACGCGGGCGCAAAGCTGGCGCGATTCGTTGATCCACACCTTTACCGTTCGGCCGAGTTGGCTATGAACGGTGTAGGCGTTGTGGCAGTCCAAGAGCGGTAAGCCTTGATTTGCACGGTCCATCCTGATAGCCCCAGCCTCACAAACCAGCATTTCGTCGTAGTCCTCCTCCCAGCCGAATCGCGTCACCATTTTCTCGGTGGCACATACGACATCTACCTCGCGGGCCTCTTGGTCGATGGTCGTAGGCTGCACGAGCGCCCGCCCGTACAACACACCCATGGTGCGGTTATTCGTTTCCTGTGTTGCCATTATTTTCTTCATTTTGGACAGTGGCGGCGGCCGTGTTCACGCTGTCGATGGTAATGCCCAACTTGGCCAGCCGGTCAATGTCCTGTTTGTACTCTTTGAAAAATTCCTCGGGTTCGCGGCCCATCTCTCGGATCGTCTCGCTGATCGTCGCAAGTCCGGCCTTGATCCTATCAACCTGCGCGGCGGTCTCGCGCTGCGGGTCGAGCTGCTGAACACGCGGCGCCGTCCAGTCGGCGGAAATGTAGGAGGATAATTCCCCCTTGATCATGCACGCACTAATAAACCAATTCCACACGGGGGCGCAAATCTGCGGCACGATCATGAAGTATTGCCAGCTCTTGAAGTTGGCCGTGACGTCGATTTTCGCCATACGGCCCGAGGTGAAGTTGACCCTGCTGTAATCCATGGTCAGCATCTCGTAGGTGATGCCATAGCCAGCGGCCACGCCCTGCAATATGCGACTGGCGTAAGCATCATAATCCGACACACTCGGCGGATTGGCGAACTCCACCGACTCGGCAGCGCCGAGATGCTCGACGATGCCCGGCTCCAAGCGCTCGATCCCTTTTTCGCCATCCTCTCCACCGTCATCTTCCGACCCCAACACAAAGGCGGCAAAGCATGCGGCCACCTTTTGCTTGACCAGTTGGGCATCCTCGTAGTCGGAGAAATCGCTCGTTTTCATGAACGCCGACACACCGATCGGCAAACCTCTGACCTGCCCGGGCCGCAATACCTCGAAAGCATGTAGCACATCCTCCTTGGGGTGGAATTTGCTGGCGAGCGCCGGCGTGACGATGTAGCTGTCGCCGGGGTGATAGTCAAAAATCCAGTAGCCGAGCAGACGCCCCTCTTTGCTGAATTGAACACCGAGGCGGCAATAGCCCATGTCGTTACTACCGTTGCGAGTGTGATCGAGTTGGTCGCCCTCTAAAATTTGCAACTGGATAGGAAGCGGGTTGTTGTCGTCTGGCATGACCCAGCGCCGCAAAATCAGCACCTCTCCACCCTCGGCGATGGAGCGCATTGCCAACTCCTGTAATCCGTAAAAGGTCGTTTTGCCGTACCAATCGCAGGCGGTCGTGTTGGCCCACTTGCTCCAAAGTCGTTTTACGCGCTGGCAGGTGTCCAGGTCGGCGTCCGGCGCCGGCTGGATGCCCTCGCCGATCGTGTGTTTTGTGATCGCCTCGACCGCCCGACGCGCCCATCCATTGTTACGTACCATGTTGCGGGAACGATCCCGCAACGTGACCAGCGCGGCCGACACCTCGCTGTTGACGCTCGTGGACTTGGCCATGCGGAATGCCTTACCGCGACGGCCTTTGTCGGCTGCCTCGTAGGCCCGTTTTTTACGGCTGCGTGATATTTCAAACGAAATTCTCATTTTTTGCTGAAATAGCCTCGATCAATGCAAGCAAGGCGACGACGACGCAAGCGACGTTCCGGAAACAACTCATCCTCGATCATCCGAACCAAATCTTTCATCTCGGCAAGCGACCGATAACTCACGGTTTTATCACCGTAGGTTATGGTGGTCGCACCGGTGGCGATGGCCTCCTTGAGCGCGGTATATTGTTCGATGGTAAACGACATGGTAGCGTAACGATTTGTGACGAATTTATGGGAGGTATTTCGTATTCACAATACCATGTGAAAAGGTTTACCGAGAACTCGGTAAACCTTTTCTAAATATACCGAGTTCTCGGTATATCAATCATCCCAAAAACTACCGCCCCGACGGCGCCCGCCGTTTTCGTCGCCGCGCGGCTCTCTCTTTTTGGCGGTGGCGCCACCCATTTGGGCCAATCGCTGGGGACTCAACCGATCCAGCCCGAGGATTGCCGCCGCTGCCCTGGCATAGACGCGGCAGTCCAGCGGTTCGTTGCGCTCGTAGCGTTTAACCCATTGCAATTTCCGATAACCTCGCACCACCTTGACGACCTGCTCCTCGGCGGTAAGTCCGCGAAAATAGTGCTCGTCATACTCGGGAAAATGGCAATAGTTCGGCGGCGGTACGCCGTTTTCGTCTTTCTCCAACCGCAGGTGGGCGTATAGCTCGGTTTTTAGGAACGACACGCCGATATTCCACTGGCGCATCTTTCCGACCTTTTTACCCGCCTTGGTGATG